GTCCGCCTGGTCGATGCCCATCGTGCCGACGCGCGTCGAAACCGTCAGCGTGATCTCGCCCGCCGTCGCGCCCAAGTGCTGCGAGGCCGCGTGCGCCGTCGAATCCGGCGTCAGTGTGGTGGCGTCAAGCGTTACCCTCTTGGTGGCGTTGATGGGCGCCGCGTCGATCAGCCACAGGTCGCCGGTCCCCTGGTAAATGTCGTTTACCTGAACGCTCTTCGTGGACGGTGTCCCGCCGGCCGCGTCGGTCAGTGTCTCGAAGATGATGCCGATCTGCTGGCCGGCTGTCCGGTCCAGGTCGGCCAGACCCAAAAACTTGACCGCCGCCGTCGCCATCTTGGATCGCCCGAACGCGATCTGGAAGCCGCCCGCGGCCACGGCCTTGTACAGGCAGCTCACCAAATACTTCGCCCCGCTGACGCGCCGCTGCGAAATCGCCGCCACGCATACCTCCGGCAGCGCGATCGTGCCGCCGAAAACCACCTGCGTGAAGCCCGTGCCGCTCGATGGCGCGCCCACGCCCAGCGCGTGCGCCAGCTTCACCGGATCCATCTGCGCCAGGTCCGCGGCGATCGACGATTCGACGCCGGTGACGACGCTGTCAAACGGCCCGTCGTACTGGTCCAGGTTGATCAGCGCATGCGACGGCTTGACGGCCGTCGTGAGCGCGCTGGCGATGATCCCCAGGTGTACGCTCGCGCCGTGCGTCACAGTGTCCGGCGTTCCGTCGCTGGCCAGGTCCACGCGAGGCGCTTCGTCTGTCGGCGCCGTCGCCAGAATCCAGAGATCACCAGGCCCCTGATGAATCTCACTCGCTACGATGTCTTTGGCTGTTCCTGCCATGATTCCTCCTCCGCGCTGATCAGCGCATAGCTCACTTCATCCGCGACTGCGTCGTCCAGTTCGACGACGTCGCCAAACTCATACACTTGCCCCAGGATCATCACCGGCAGCGTCACGCGGTACTTGCGCTTCACGGCTCGGCCACCTCCACAGTGAGATCGATCTCGGGGAACCGAGCCATCCCCCCGCCTTTCGCGAACAGCGGCCCGTAATCGTGGCCGACCACGTACACCCGGTTGACCTGGCCGCCCATCACCGTGATCTCGCGCGCAGCATCCGCCGCCGCGATCGCCTGGTGGACCGCGCGCACGTAGACCATCGCCGCATCGGTCACATCGCCCGGCTCGGTGCCGCTCACCGCCAGCGTGATCTGTAGCTCGTGCGCCATGTTCTCGACGCCTTGCGCGTCCGGATCGAACAGCGTCCGCCGCGGCATCACGTACAGCGCCGGCATGTTGGCGACGATGCCGCTGAACTGGCGCCCGTACTCCCGGATCGGCTCCCGGTCCACCGGCAGCGCCGCCGGCACGCGCTTCTCCAGCGCGGTCAGCACCGCATCGATCACCGGCTTGATGTACTCAGCCACGCTCCACCTTTGCGACCATCTCCCGGTACGCGGCCCGCGCCACGTCGATCGCGTGCGCCCGCGCCCACATCCGGGCCACCAGGTAGCGCAGGATGTCCGGTGACATCCACGTTGTCCAGCCCGCCGCCAGCACAGCCACTATCGCCAACAGAATCGCGTCCAGCACCTCTGTCCCTTGCCTCAGTACACGTACCCGATCGGCCCCACGTTCGCCGTGAACGTCGTCGGCACCGTCAGGCTCGGCAACGTGCCGAATGTGCCCGTTGCCGACTTCGTCAGCACATCCACGTACGTGCTCGCCGCGATCGTCCGCAGCGTGTCCGTGGTCCCGTTCGATTGGAGCGCGACCCAGTACCGCGCCGGCCCCACCGCCGCATACGTGCTCGTGAACGCAATCTCCTGGAACGCGTTCGCTCCGCTCGACGTGGTGCCCGCCAGCGCGCTGTTCGCCACCACCGCCCCGCCATCGGAGTCGTAAAGCGCCACGATCCATTCGTCCGTGCCCACCGTCGCCCCGTTCAGCACGCCCACGCCCGTCAGTGTCACGTTGCGCGGGATGAACACCTCGGCCCAGTATGTCGTTCCCGCCACCAGTGTCGTGTTCGTGCCCAGCGACCCATAGGCCACCGACCCGATCGGTATGACCGCGTACTTACTCCTCCCCGTGTATGCCTCGCCCGACGCCGGCGTGATCACTCCGCCCGCCGACACGCTCGCCAAAACCGTCCCGGCCGAGTTTTTCCAGTCGTGCAGATTTGCCGTCTGGCTTGCCGCGCCCTGCACCGTCGCCGCCACGTTCCCCGCCGCGCTCGCCCGCGCCGTCGCTTCGTAGCTCGTCGCCGCGCCGGCCGAGGTGACAAAGAACTTCCCGCCGCCGATGTCGAACGTGCTGGTACAAGTGTTCCCGAGCAAGCACAGCCGGAAGTTCGAGTTATCCCAGAACAGCTTGGTGTTGTTCTGTGAGTACACGCCCGCCGCGATCGCGAACGGAATCGACCCTGCGGTGAATGCCGTCGCAGTTCCCGTCCCGCCCTCCGTCACCCGCACCGGGAATCCCTGCCCCGGCAGGTACCCGCGGTAGTTCACACTAATGTTTGGCGATGTGCCACCGGAAAGCGCGCTCAGGTTCACGGTGAGAAACATGTATGTGCCGCTCAGCGCGTACGTCCCAGCCGAGGTGCACGTCTGCGAGGATTCCGTCGACCACGTCACCGCGTCCGGACTCGACTCGACGAGCAGCGTGCAGCTCGCCGGCCCGCCCTGCACCGTCCACTCGATAACGTGATTGGTGATCCCCAGGTTCCGCACGTTGACGAAGATCACGCTCCGCCCCGTCGCCGTCTGCTTGTCGAGAAGCTGCGAATACATCGCACTCGTCCCGCTCACCGCGCTCGTCTGCCCGTATGCCCACGCAATCAACAGCAGCACCGCCGCCGCGCCGACCGCCATCCCTATTGCCTTCTTACCTTTTTCCATTTGCCTTTCCTCAAACTCGCCTCGCCCATGACGGGACGCTCTTGCCCCACCCCGCCCGCGCCATGATGCCGCTGACCTCTAACGGCCTCAGCCCTCGCCTGAACCCGCTCTGTGTCGCTATCTGCACCAGGTACATATGCAGGTGCCGCATGGTCCCACGCTTGAACTGCTCGGTCAGCATGATCTCCGGCCGCCGCGGCAGCACCTTGCGCGGCGCCGGCGATTGGTGATAGATCGCATACGACACCTTCGATCCCAGCGTCAGGGTCTTGCGCTCCCGCACCCGCACCGCATTCGGATCCGTGCCCGACGTAAGTGAAGCCACCAGGTCCCCCGTCCGTTGCAGGATCGGCTTGCCCGGATAGCGCACTTCCTTCCAGCCGGCGTACTCGGCCGACAGTTCCGGCCATTTCTCCCCGCCCTCCGCGCCTTCGCTTTTGAACTGGAATTTCTCCTCCGCATAGAAATCGTCTTCGATCACCGGCCAGATGGGCTTGTAGTCTGTGAGCCCGTCCGAGAACCGGGCGATCCCCCGGTCCATCTGCACCTCGCCGGCAATGTCGAGCCTGAATCGGAACATCTACTTACTAGCCAGCCCCGAAACCCACTGCTCGAACTTGCCCATTGCCTCGGCCGCGAGTTTATGCAGCGGCGCCGTGATCTCCAGGTGCCGCTTCCACAGCTCCGCCTTCGTCGCCGCGTCCTGCCCCTCGATGATCTTCTCCGTCAGCGAGCAGCCCGCGATGATCGCGTCCTCGTATGGCCCGTGCACCTTGATTACTTGCTGTTGCTCCGCCACCGCCATCCTCCCCTTTGCCTTTTGCCCTTTGCCCTTTGCCTTTTGACTTTTGGTTTCGGGGCTACCGCCAGTACAGGATCGAGACGATGTACCCGGCCGCGATTGGTTGGCCGGTTACAAACGTGACCGTCTGCCCGTCGATCTGGTAGTCGTGCGTCTCCGCCATTAACAAGCCGTTCGCGTACACCTTCACCGGCGTGCCCACCGCGGGCGCCGCCGTAAGCTGAAATGTCTGCGTCGGCACTGTCACCAGGAACGTGTGCCGTGCCTCCGTGCGAGCCGAGGGAACGACCGCTCGAATCACCGGCGGAGTTGCCGCCGTGTCTATTTGTATGCTCGAATCCGGCTGCACCAAGAGCCAGCCGCCCGGCGTCAGCACGCGGATCGCCGTGAAGCTCGTCACTGGAGCCTGCACCATCGCGTCCGGAACCTGCGTCGGCGGCCCCTGCGCCAGCGCCGCCAGCCCGATCCCGAGCGTCAGCATGATCGCCACCAGCAGCCCCGAGAACTTCCAATCTTTGATCCCTTGCACCTTCGTGCCTCCGTGTCTTTGTGGTTAGAAGATTTGCGTCTTTGAGAACGCCCGCTCGGCATCCCCGTCATCCGTCTCGATGTCACCGCCCGCAAACTGCGTTCCGGTTTCCACCGTCGCCGCGGCCGGCTTGAACAGCTTGTCGTACCCGCCGTCTCCGAGCGTCTTCAATTCCCGCCCGAAGTCCGCCTGCAAATTCTTGGCCAGGCCCCACTCGCCCTGGCTGAACTGCCCCGCGATCGCCGACGCCAGCCGCGCGGCCGCGCCGTACCGGTTGATCAGCTCCAGCACGCCCGCCGGCGTAGGCATCGCCGTCGCCGCGTCCGGTTGCTGCCACTGCGTTGAATCCAGCGACAGCCCCCGCCGCAACATCGCGCCCGCGATCGACTGCGCGATCGACCGCATCCAGCCCTCGATGGCCGAGTCCTGCACCTGGCCGCCGCGCCGGAAGCCCGGCACCTCGCCGCACACCGCCTCGATGTTGGTCCAGCTCTGTAGTGTTGAAGCCGGGTACGGGAAATTGACCGTGAACGATACGATCGCCGACCGCGATCCGTCCTCGTTCTGGACAAACACGCTGACGACAGCCGACCCGCCCGCCGGCCCGACCAGGTCGGCCGGGATCGCCGCCTCCAGCTCGGCGGCCGAGACGAACGTCGTCTCCGCCAGCGCCGGGCAACCGACCTGGGCCCCGGCGTCGAAGCCGGAGCCCAGGCAAGTGATCACCGTCCCCGGAGGGCCGAGGGCCGGTGAAACCGAAGTGAGCGTAGGAGCCGCCATCTTGCCCTACTGGAGGCAGTTGCTGAACAGCGCCCCGGCGTACTGGTCGATGACCTTCTGGTCGTAATACTTGTGGACCTCGACCACGTCGGCCAGGTTCGGCTCCCAGTAGTAGCGGTTCACGAACTGCGCCTGGCCAGCCCCGAACGCCTGGTTCCACTGGAACGTGTAACCGAGCGCCACGGTCTTCCGGCCCGGGGACGGAGGCCGGTACGCCAGCAGCGCGTACTCGCCCCACACCCAGCCGTTGGAGTTCGGCTGGCCTTCGTTCGCGGTGTCGTACACCGCGCTGCCGATCAGGATCTCCTGCAGCCCCAGGTACGCGGCGAGTTGCCCCGTGGTCACTGCCGCGTCCGCCAGGTTTCCGGCGCCGTTGATCAGGCTCCGCACGTTCGCGTTGAGCTTCAGTGCGGACCAGACCGGATCGGAAAGCGCCAGTACATTCGGCTTCTGGCCGACCGCCAGCCCGACCGTCAGCATCTTCGCGTCGATGATCGCCAGCGGGTCTACGTCATCGCTGTCCCAGGGCGTGCTGGTCTGTGCGGTCGGTGTCATGCCCGCCGCCACCGCCGCCACCAGGTTGGCTTCTTGATTGAGCAGGATCTGCCCCGTCAGAAACTCCGTGGTGTCGCTGAGCATGTCGAGCTGCGGCAGCCCGTTGCTCTGGTTCTCGCGCGGCACGTAGTCCTTCAGAGCGTGCCCGTCGCAATAGAACGTCCCGTCCGAGTAGGTCCAGCGCGATGGCCGCGCCTCGGCGCCCGGCGACCGCCGGTCGTCGCGGACCCGGTACACTTCCTTGCCGTGGATCAGGTACTTGTCGCTCTGCTTGGCAACTGGCACCGGCAGGAACACCCGCTCGGCGATGAACGTCCCGTTTCTGTAGCCCACCGAAACATCGGTGAGCCGTTGATCGATGTGAACTGTGCCTTCCGGCATCTCTTCTCCTAAGCCCTCCACCTTGCACCGGCGATATCCGGAGCCCGTTCCCCGGAAGCCTGACGCGATCGCCACCAGTGCCGCCGGCGCGCGCCCGTCAGGAACACGCGCCGGCCATCAACGGGCCCGCTCGACTGCTAGCTCGCGGCCGTCTTGGCCACGAACGGCTGAATCTGCAGCTCGAAGATGTCCCCGTCCGCCGCCGCCGCCGTCCGCGCCACGCCGATCACGTAGTTGATCTTGGCCGAGCCCGGCGCCAGCACCACGTCCGCCTGCGCCGAATTCATCTTTCCGGCGCTATCCGCGATGCGCACATAGTCGCCCACCGCGATCGTCCCCGTCGCTGCCACCGCAAAGCTCCGGCCGCTCTCTTTCACCGGAACGCTCCGGTACTGGGTGGCCTGCGCCTCCTGCGTGATGCCGATGAACTTGCCTTCGTTCTCGGCGCTCGGCTTCTTGACGGCTCCCGCCGCCGTGCCTTGAACAACCGCCCGATAGATCAGTACCCCGGCGGCGTCCTCGATTTTGTAAGACCTGATTTCTCCTGTCATGACTGGTTCGTTCGCCTCCTCAACTGCGCATCAGCTCGGCCCGGCGCTGCGCCAGGTCGGGATGCTCGCTCAGCACCGCCTTGAACGCCGTGCCGTAGCTCTGGTCCTTGTTCGCCGCGAGCTTGGCCTGAACCTGCTCGTCGATCTGCCGATCGATCTTCTTCAGGTCTCCGCCCTCGCCGCCGCTGCCCGCGATGCCGTGCTCGCTCAGATCGATCTGCGGCTTCATCGTCTTGAGCAAATCGCGGAAGCCGTCGATGTCCGACAGCGCCAGCTTCTCGTAGTGCGGCCGCTGCGCCGGCGTGATCTTGCCGCCCTGCACCGCCGCATCCAGCTCGAGCTGCGCCTGCTGCGCGTGGAAGATCTCCCCCGCGATCAGCGTCCCCTGTTCGTGCGGCAACGAGGCGAAATCCAGCCTCCCCTCCTTGTCGCGTTTCACCTCTGAAAGACGGAACACTTTCGGCTCGGGCTTGAGCGCTTCCAAGCCCTCGACCGGCAGCGTGACTTCCTTTCCGTCCTCCAACACCGCGCGCACCGTGCCGGCGGCGCGATCCGCCATGATCAACTTTGTGATCACCGTAACCTCCTCATCGCCGCCGTCGCGGTCGATCTCTCTCCACCCGGCCTCACTCAGTGCGATAGCCGGCAGATCCTGCAACACCGGAATGTTCGTCAGCGCCGCGCTCGTCAGCGTCCAGCCCTGCTGTTCGCCCGTCTTGATGTCGCGCGTCGCCGGATTCATCACCGGCGAAAAGTACTTGTACTCGCGGGCCTTGATGTAGGCAGCCGCCTTCTCCGTCCACTCGGCCATGGCCCACAGAATGCCGTGCTCGTCCGGGGCGTCTTCGATCCCCTTGATCCACCCCGCCGCCGGCACCGCCGCTCCGCTGCCCGCCGCGAATTCGATGCCGTGCTCGTAATCGATCGGCACCTCGCCGTTTGGCCGTTTGCAAAAGTTGGCGACCACCTGGCTCAGCATCTCGCGCGTGATCCGGATTTTCTGTTTCCCCTTCCACCAGGTCCCGATCTTCGCGATCGCGATCCGCACCAACTGCCCAGGCTCCCCCGGCTCCGCCAGGAGAACTACAAACCGCGGCATGCTGCTCGTCATCCTCTCTCCCTTCGGAGAGCCGGAGCCCCCTCCCCCGAGTCGGCCCCGGCCCCCGTGCGCTGGTCTACACCAGCAGTCCGACGTTGGACGTGTCGCCGGCGGGCTTCACCGCGCCCACGATGGCGATCTTGTTGCGGTCGTTGACGTCCCACTTGATCAGCGTCGCGGGAGCGTCCGAGATGGTGGCGCAAGCGGCGTCCACCAGGAAATACCCTTGCGTCAGAGCCGGCAGCCGGAACACGCCCGTGGCCGCCACGGCGTAGTTGGCGCTCTGGTACAAGAACTTGCAGCCCTGGAAGTAGTTGAACGCGTCAACGCCCGTCGCGTCCGCCACCTCCACCAGAACATGGTTGGTCGCGTGCGACACCTGGCTCACGATCCGGCAGTTCTCGAACAGGTTTTCCTTCGCCGACGAATCGAACAGGATCTGCGAGTTCAATTGCGCCCCGCGCGCCAGTGTGAATGTCCCGATCACGCAGTGGTAGAACTCGTTCTCTTCCGCCCCGTCCAGCTTCAGTGCGTACGCCCCCGCGATGTCGTTCGTCGCGGCCACGTACCCGGCGAAATGGCACCGCTCGAACCGGTTCCGGCTGCCCGTCACCTTCACTCCGCCGGTCGGGTTCACGCTTGCCACTTCGACCACCGTCAGCAGGTTCGCGAAGTAGCAGCCGTTCGCCGAAACCGTCATCAAGTTCGATGCCCCGGCATACGCGTCGGTAAAAGCGATCCGCGAGCGCGGTGAAATGCTCACTCCGCTGTTGACCCCGATCAGGTGTACCAGGTCCTTGTTCCAGTCCAGCGTCGCGGCCTGCTTATCGGTGGTGTTGGCTGCCGCGTTCGCCTCGCTGTATAGCAACACGATATCGTTCTGGTTCGCCGTGCACTTGGAAAGTGCGTAGGGCAACGTCTTGAACGCCTCGCTCGGCTTCATGCCGCTGTTGCCGTCATTGCCGCTGGACGGCTTGACGTGGCAGATCTTGCCCTGGGTGAATGCTAGCCAGGGCGGAAGCTGCGGCAGCATCGGGATCGCCCCGATCCTCGGCAGTTGTGGTGTGAATCGTGTTTGTGCCACTTTTCTTACCTGTTCCTTTCCTCGTCCTTGAAAATGTACACATGCACGCAACGGCACTTGTCGCCGCCGTCGCAATCGGGGTTCGGGACGCCCGGAATTTCGTCTAGTGTCGTGCCCTCGGCCCCGTCCGCGTGCGAGCAGTTCTCGCACGTATTCCAGTCCAACAGCGCGCTGTACTGCACCGCGCCGATCTCGTCGGAGTACTCCTGGTAGCCCGCCTGGCGTCCGTCCGCGAACGCTTCGTTCGCGCCCTTCGCCGCCGCGCCGTCGATCCACTTGTCCGATTGCTCGTCAAGCTCCTGTTCGACCTTGCGGATGATCTCGCCCTTGCTGAGATCGCCCGGCCGCCGCATCCAGTCCAGCGCCACGTTCGCGGCCCGGCTGGTGAGGGTAGTGATGAACTCCCCCACCACGCCGTCCGCGTAGACGCCTAGCGGATCGCGCTTGAGTTTCTTCTTCAACACGCTGGCCGCGCGGATCGCCTCGGCGTCTCTCGGCGCCGCGCCGGCCTGCTGCCGCTCTCGCTCCTGACCCACTTGTTGGGAGCCAAACTCGCCGACCCCCTGCAGGATTTCTTCAACCTCCGCGATTAACCGCTCGTCCGGAGCGACGCTCACGCGGTGCATCGACCGCACCGGCGCGTTCACCAGCTTGTTGACGATCTCGGCCTGGATGGCGCTCCGGGCCCGGCGCAGTGCGGCCGCGATCTCGTCGCGGCCTTTGTCCAGCGCGCTCACGATATCCGCCAGCGCCAGGTGCTTCTCGGCCGGCTTCAGCTCGCGCCGGAACTTCAGCCCGCCAGCTTCGCTCATCTCGGCCTTTGCGTCTTCGCGCCTTTGCGTGAGATCCGGCGCCGCCGGCCTAGGCCGCGCCGTCGCCTTGTCTTTGCCCGGCGCGCCCAGCTTGCTCCGCAGCCACTCCTCCAACTCCTCGTCGGATTCGATGGCGCCGGCCGTCGCCAGCTTCTGGAGCGCGTCCACCAGGCTCTCGAACCGCACCGAAAGAATCTGCTGAGGGACCAGCGTCGGGTATCGCTCGATGCCGGCGAAATTGAAATCCACCAGGCGCGCGATCGTGGTCCAGTTCATGACGCGGGCGATCTTGTTCGCCGTCGCTTGCAGCGCCAGGTAGAAAAAGTCGCTCATCGTTTGCCCGAGCGCGCGGTTGCCGCTGTCCGACTGCCCCAACACCATGAACTGCGCCAGGCCGGCCATCGAGATCTGCACGTTATGGTGCGCGATCGACTCCTTCGCGTCGCGCGTCGTGCCCGTGACGCCCGCCAACCCAAACTCCCAGCCCGGAGGCAACAGCAGCGCGGCCTTCTCGTGCGTGCTGAGCTTCTGGAGCCACTCCAGCGCCGCCTCGCGGTCTTCCTTTTTGGCGTCGGCGGCCATCTTGATCCAGGGCACGCCCATGCCGTTGCGCTCCTGCGCGATGGCGTCGATCTTGTACAGGTTGCTCTTGATGTACCAGTGCTGGTACATCGGCCTCAGCACCGACCGCCCCGCGTAGTTGCTGCCTTCCTGCTGGAAGGTGAACAGCGCGATCTTCGATGCCGGCACCTCGACGGTCTTGTAGACGTTGCCCGCGTAGCCGTACTGCTCGATCGCCGTCAGCTCCTCGGCCTCGTCCACCAGCCAGCGATTAAACGTGCTCGGCAGCCGCGGCGCCAGCTTGCGCAGCCGCACCCGGTTGCCGTCGATGTAGTACACGTCCTCGTGCGCCGCACAGCCGAAATCAAGCATCAGCAGCGCGTTCTCGATTACGCTGTCCAGCTCTAGCTCTTCGAGCAGGCAGGCGCGCACGAACTCCGTCGCCTCGCGCTCGATGGGCGTCGCGTTATCCGGCTCGAGGATGGCCCACTCGGCCGAGCGAATCGGGAGTTTCATCCCCATCAGCGTCGCCGCCACCTGGCCGTCTCCGCGCCGCATCTTCTCGTAGAGCTGAAATGCAGCCAGCCCTTCGAGCGACGGGTTGTACTCCCCGGCGTCGCGCAGGAATCCGCCCATGATCGGCGTGCCGGTGGCCCCGAACTCGGTCAGCTCCGGCCGTTCCGAGCCGCGCGCGTTAGCAAGCGGCTTCTCCGCCAGGCCGAGCATCCGCCTCCAGTTCACGCGCACCTCCCCGGCTGACCGCTGACCGCTGATAGCTGACTGCTCCTCAAAACACCGCCTCCATGACGTTGCCCATCACCGTCCGCCCCTCTACCTCGCACTCGCTGGCGGGCACGTAATGCCGCGGCCCCTCCATCGCTCCGCACAGCAGCGCCGTCGCCCAAAACCAGTCCGCGTGCCCGCCCTTGTTGGTGCGCTCCGCATCGAGCCTCACCGCGCCCGTCGCGCCCACGTACCGCTTCACCGCCTGGAATTCCCGCCTCAATTGCACCGACTCCGGCAGCCAGATCGCCCGGTCCTCGCAGCGCCGCTTGAGCAGCCCGGCCATGCGTTCCTTCACCAGCACCTTCGCCGCTTTGCCCTCTTCATCTTTCAGGCCCGATTCCACCGCCGTCGCGAAGTTCACCGGCTCCACGCACTCGAACTCCGCGCTCAGCTCCTCGCCGAGCTGCATCCCGAGCCCCGTCGCGTCCATCGCGAACCGCCCGCCGCTGGCTTCGACCACCCGCGCGACATCGGCGCAGACCGAGCGCTGCTGCGCGAAGGTCTGCTGCGAGAGCACGATAACGCCGCAGATCACCACCAGCGGGCCCACCGGATAGCCCAGGATGATCACCGAGCCGTCCCTCTTCCGCGCCACGTCGTAGCCGGCGCACAACCCGGGCCGCGGCTGCCAGTTCCAATCGAGCGTCGCCTCGCTCGATTCGCACGCCATCACCAGGCTGAGCGGGATGTACTGGCTGCCGTCTTCCATCGGGACGTTGCAGAAATCCTGAAGCCAGATGTCCTCGTCGCCGATCGCGTCCCGCATCGCCGCCAGGTCCACCGGAGATCCCTGCGCCACGGCCATCGCCGCATCCACCCAGTAGCCGTGCCAGCCCTGCCGTGCCACCGGCTGCCTCTCCGGCGCCACGCCGTCCGCCAGGCCGAGCATCTTGAGCAGCTCGCCGAACTGGTTGTTCAGCCCCTTGACCGTGGACAACACCCGGCACTTGAAGCCCCGGCTCACGCGCGTCATGCCCGCCGCCCAGATCGCCTTCGAGTCCCGGTGCAGCGCAAACTCGTCAAGCAGCAGATCGCCCGAATAGCCGCGGGCCGTGTCCGGATTCGCCGGCAGCGCCAGCAGCCGCTTCCCGTTCGGGAAAATCGCGCGGTGCTCGACGATGCTGGTCTGCTCGAAGTAGCCGTCCTCGAATTTCACGTCCCAGGCGCGCGTGTGCATCTTGACCTTCTCCATCAGCTCCACGCTCTGCCTGTCGCTGGCGCTCAGCAGGATGCCGAGCTGCGCGGATGCGGCCCCCGGCTTCATGCGGTCCATCGATGCCTCCAGCGACGACACGAAGGACTTGCCGGACGCCTGCGCCGCGGCCACCACGAGCTTGAAGCGGTGGTCGTCCTCGATCCATTGCTGCTGCCATGCCAGCAGCGGGATGATCGGCTTGGGCAGGTTATGCATTTTCCTCCGGCCTGATCCCGTAGATGGCCTGGATCTCCCGCAGCCGTTCCTCGGCCGTCATCGTCTCCGCCGGCGTCTCCAGCGTCGCCTTAACCCGCGACTCCCGCTCCTCGACGAGCTTCAGCTTCCGCTCGTCCAACTCCAGCGCCCGCTGGCGGATCGCCGCCTCGCGCTCCTTCACCGAAACCTCGCGCGCCCGGAGATTCTGCGCCTGCACCTTGAGCGGGTCCGCATCCTTGAACCCATCGGCGTTCGCCATCAGCGCATCGGTCAGCAGAGCCTCGGCCATCTCCGTCGCCGTGAAATTGTTTGCCTTCAGCTCCGCGACCAGGTCGCCGACGTACTCTCTCGCCGCCTGGCGCCGCGACTGCTCGGCCCGCCACTCCGACGCCCGCCGCGCGATCGTGCTGTCGGACACCGCCTCGCCGATCTCCGCCAGGTCCCGCACGATCGCGGTATAGGTTTTTTTCGCCCGGAAGCCGGCCACCATCAGCCGCTGCGCTTCCGCGCTCAGCGAATCCGTCGCCTTGTGTACGAGTCGCGCCATCAGAACGCTACCGAGGGGTCCTCCGCGATCAATCCATCCAGCAGTTGCAGCCCGCGCGGCTCCAGCTTGGCGAACATGATCGTCTCCGCGCTCACGTCCATCGGCCGGTCGCGACGGAAGCCCGGCAGATCCCGCGCTCGCAAGATCCGCACATAGCCCTGGTCCGCGAGATAGCGCAAGTGGAAGCTCAGCTCATCGTGCGACAGCGGCACGCCCTGCGCGTCGAGCACGCGGATCAGGCTGCGGATGCTCGTCATCTCGCGCACGTAGTCCTCTTTCAGCGTGCGCAAGATACTGCCGCGCTCCTGCGCCCAGCGCGCCTTCTCGATGTCCGCCATCATGCCGCCGGCCTCCTTCCCGTGGCGCAGGCTTCAGCCTGCGATGTGCGCGCAGCGCCGCCTGTGATGTACGCGCTCAGTTCCTTCACCCAGTTCTTTGTCTCGTCCACCTTCGTCGCCAGCACCCGCACCGCGATCAGCAGCTCGCGCTGCTCGCCCTGCCCGTCCTTCACCGCCGACGCCAGCGCGCCCATCGCCTCGGCCTGCTGCTTCTGGACCTCAAGGAATAGGCCTGCCCACTTGTCCACCAGCTTCCAGCCCACGTAGACGATCAGCCCGCTAATCCCCAGCGTCTTGACGATCTCCACCAGCCCCGAATACTCGCTCATGGCATCACCAGAATCAGCGGGAAAAACATGTTGTAGGGGCCGCTCGCACGGGGGACCCGTGCGGACGGTGCGCCCATGTTGGCCGGCATTACCAACGTCGTCGTTCCCGTGCTGACGCTGCCGTCCGAGAAATTGTAGCGGAGCGATGTGGCGCCCACCAGCCCGTAGATGCCGGTCAGCAACAGCTCGGAAGCGAAATCCCCCGAGGTTCCGAGGTATTCTAGGTATATGGCTGCGGAGTCGGTGGTCACCCCAAGGTAGTACGTACCGGCGCCTAGAATCACATCCCCCGGAAAAGTGATGCCAAAATAGACGGCGCTCGTCTCGCCGGTGATTGTGTTGGAGTTCCCGTTGGTCATCAGCGCGCCGGAAGCGTCCCAGAGTCCGATCGCCAGGTGCTGCGCGGCTACCGAGGAAAACACTCGGGCGTACACCTTCCGGATGGTGATCGTGGCTGGGACCTCAAATTCCCAGTAATACACGCGGTTCGCAACCGCCGTTGCGACGGCCCAGCCTACCGAGGTCGTTAGGGGCGCGCCCCACGGCCAGAAATGCCCGGCTCCAGCCGTGGACATCATGACGTGGCCATGTGAGGTCGGCGCTTTGCCCGCCAGCGCGTCTGTCAGGCCCGTCACCTCCGCGACCGCGTAGTCGCCGCTCTGTGCTGTCACCGCGCCCGTCCGCCCGAACACGCTCGATACGCCCGCCTCGACGTCGCCCCATTTCACCCCGCGCGCCTGCGTCGAGTCCCGCAGCAGCGCCTGGCCATCCGTCCCGCCCGTGAGCAATCCCCAGCTCGTGCCGAACGCGATCAGGTCGCCCTTCGCCGCGCCCACCGGCGAGAGTTGCGTGAGCGCCAGCATCGTCGCCGGCGTCTGCACCGTCGAGAGCCGCACCGCCGAGATCGTCACCGGCGTCGCGCTCGTCGGCACCCGCCATCGCTCGTACTTCAGCAGGCCGTCGCTCAGCCGGTACTCGGCTGTGTAGTCCACCGCCGCCGGCTGCGCCGTGTCGCCCGGCTCCAGCTCGACCGTGAACGCGCCGTTCCTCACGGCCACCGCCACCTGGCCCGCCGCAACCGTCCTCGGCCCCGGCACCGTGAACGCATCCCACTTGATCGTGATCCGGCCACTTACTAGCTTGCCCCTCGCGTCATACAAGGTGTCGGTAATCGTGGTTAGTCCGAACGCCGCCTGCGCCGTTGCCAGCCACAGCAAGATACTAAGTCCCCTACGCATGTCGCCGCATCGCCTCCTCCACCCGCTCGACCATCTCCGGCGTCCAGCCCAGCACACCAGCCAGGTCACCCCACGCGCTCAACACCGCCACCTCCGCGCGCCTGCCCTTGCCGTGGATCGCCACCGCCGCGCGGATCAGATCGGGCAGCGCCTTCGCGGCCTTTTGCACCCGCCTCTTCTCGCGACTGTTCACCGGGTACATAGAGTCAAACAGTCCCATGCGGGCGTCCCCACACGCCGGGCGCCGGAGCCGCCCAGTAGGCCCCGGCGCCCGGACACTCCGCGCCCGTCCGCATTGTGATTCCGCTGTCTTCGTGCGCTGCCGCCTTCATCGCATCCCCATAATGCAGATACCCGCCTCCGATTACTAGGCCGCGTCGCGCCGGTTCATGGCGCGCACGCCCGAAAAAACGCGGTGGAAGTCGAGCCGGGTCCGGATCTGTTCCCGCCCGCCAAGCTGCCGCCGGATAAACGCGTGCTGCGTTTCCAGGCCCCATCCCCGCGCCGCGAAAGCCCGGCCGAGCGTCTCCAGGTCCTCGCCCGACACCAGCTCGATCTCGCCGCTGCGCGCGTAGCCGCGCTTCGGCAAAGAGGTAGTCCGCTTTCTTCGCAACTTATGGCCGGTCCAGTTGCGGTACAACCCTTCGAGCTGCTGCTCTGTAAGATCGCCCATCGAGTGGACTCCGAACTGTCCGCGACATACTTCGCGGAGTCCGTCGTGGTCCAGTCCGCGCTTCGCCGCTTCGGCGTGTACCGCGCGAAACAGCTTCGACCGCTGGTTCTTCATCACATCGCCCTCCCCGCTAACCGGCCGAACAGCATGGCCTTGTACCAGTCCTCGTCCACCCGGCGCAGCTCGTATTCGCCGGGAAATTTGCGCAGGAATCGCGCCACGCTCGCTTCGCTAACCCGCACTCCTGCTGCTCGCTGCGCGTGCCCGAATAACCCGCGTCTTACCCAACCCGCCGCCCGCCCATCGCTGACGCCGAACACTCGCTGCAAGTCGGCGAGTGTGTATCCCTCGCGTAGCCGTAGGGACAGCTCCAGCTTGCGCGCCCGTCCTTTGACGGAGGCAATGGACCTCCCCATCGCTCTCGCAATGTTCGATGCACTCTTGGCGCTGGCGCGCTCTTCCAGGTACGCGATCTCCGCGGCCGCCCATATGCGCCGGTGATCCGACGTCGTGATCCCCAGCCGGATCGCCTCATCTATCACGGCCCAACGCTTCCAGCCCGTGATGCTGCACAGCTTGTCGATGCCCGCCGTGAGCGCCCGCTTGTTCCGCCCGCGGTAGACCTCGCGCAGCAGTTCGCGCAGCTCCGGCGTCCAGCGGTACTTCCGCCTGGCCTCGGCAAGCTGCGCGATTCTGGATTCCGTAGTCACGCTGCCAACATTCCCCTCACGATCCACGCCAGCAGCAGGCAGATCAGAACGCCCTGCGCGATCGCCACGCGCTTCAGCCCGCGGAACCGCGCGCGGAGCCTCATCAACGCCGCCAACGTGCAAGGCGTCGTGTTCATCGTCCTCGGGGGTTCAGCGCCGGTCGCCATTTCAGGTCCTGATCGCCCTTGTAGATCTGGTTCTCCGCCCTCATCTGGCAGAGAGCGGTGCTCACGCTGACGTTAGTCGCCTGGACTCCTACTCCATGTAGGAACTCCTGGACCTCCATGTTCGACTTCGGCCCGTCCGCCAGCGCCAGGCGGATGGCCTCGCGGACCCCGGGCGGCTTCCCTGTGATCTGCTCCGCCTGCTGCGCCTTCGCCGCCCGTGGCGCGGGCTTCAGCCTGCGAACGTACTTCCGGTGCCCGTTCGTCGCGGGTGCCTCCGGCGCCTCGACCAGCGCAGTGGGACAGGCCTCCCGGCCTGTCGCCGCCGTCACCGCCGCCGGCCTGGCAGCCCCGCCCTGCATCGCCTCAGTCAGCCCGCGCACGATCGCGCCGGCGTCGTTTCCGTCCATCTCGATTTGCAGCAAGTTAATCCTCACCGCTTTGCCCTCATGCCGCCCAGAGCGCGTTGAACGAGTCCTCCGCGCGCCGCCGGTAAAAGTAGTCGGCGAGATGGTCGCCCGTCCCGTCGAAGTATTCGTCCACCGGGAACAGCGCGTACGGCCGCAACTCCCGGAACACCCGGCCGAGCTGCTGCTCGATCCGGTACACCGCGTGGAAGAAGTTCCCGCGGTTCATCCGCAGCGCCGCCGTGCACGCGCGCCAGTCCTGCCCCTCCACGAAATGCAGCCGGAACACGGGCCAGTGCGCCGCGTCCAGATGCCGCTTCGAGGCCAGCCACACATCCGCCAGAAACTCCTCCGATTTGCGCCCCGGCACGGCGAACCGGAAATTGATGCCGCCGACCGGCCGGAACTCGCGGCGATAGCGGTATGCCCGCATCACCGCGCGGAAGATCCTCCGGAAGACGCAGTTGCACGGCACGCTCCGCGGCGGCCCGTTATGCCAGACAGCGCGCAGGCCGCTGCCATGGCACGCGGCGCACTCCCTCAGCGCCAGAGCGCAGACGGCGCTCCGGTCCCAGACCATGCCGTTGGTCACTCTCGGAGGCATGTCGTAGGCTCCCAGCGGCCTGCGTTCGCGCCGCGCATACTCGCCGGCCCGCATCGCCGCGCACCGCTCCTCGAACGAGGTCCGCCGCGCCGGAGCCGTACTTGCCGCTGCGCTCACCGGCCATCCAGCGAGAGCTGCCCGAACAACTCCGGCATGCCCTCCGGGTCCAGTACGCGCAGCCGCCGCGCCATCGCGACAAACTGCGCCCGGTATGCGCCCGTGCCCGCCTCGACGTCGGCCGGGTCGCGCATGATGAAGTAGCCTACCGGCTCCTCGCGCCTGGCGCCGATCCGCATCTTGTGGCCGTCGATCAAATCCGCGACGATGCCCTTGATCCCGCGTTCCTCCAGGTTTGTAATCTCGCGCAACCGCGCGATCGAGACCGGGTGCTCGCGCCCCTGGTGCTTCCAGATCAGGCCCGCCACCAGCGCCTCCAGCGCGGTCGGAACCAGCTTGCTCCGACCGAACGGACCATCGGCCCTGTTCACGGCGGTGAAGACACGCCGCTCTTCGTCGATGACCAGGTCAAACAGCGGGCCCGGCGAGGCCGAGAAGTCGGCTGCGTCCGTGTGCTTCATGCCGCCGCCCTTTCTAGCTCATCGAGGCACTGAAGCAGTTCCTCGAAGTGACTACGCAGGTACGCGCACCAGGCCGCGTCCGCGTCCAGCTTGGCGGCCGCGGCACACGCCTCGGCTTTGACCCAGTAGTCGATCCGCGCCTGTACGTGCTTCCGCCAGGCGTCGATCTTTTTCTTCACGGCTGCACCTCCGCCGCGCGGTCCGGCTCCGCGTAGAACTTCGCGTCTTGGGTAAGTTTCAGACCACACTCCGCCAGCCGCTCCTCCGGCATCTCGGTCTTGACCTTGTCGCGATCGACCTCCGGATCCGCGAAGCTCAGGAACCCAGTGCCCCACTTGGCCCGAATCGCCTCGCGCACCGCTTCCCAGGTCCACGACTTGTTCGCCAGCTTTAGCGCCTTGTTGCCGAGCCGCCGCCCCATGACGCCGTACAACAGCTTCACGCTCTTGCGGCCGTCCTTCTCTAGATCCGCCAGGTGTGTCATGTAGTACTGCTGGAGTTGCACCTCCAGGTCCTTCGCCCGCTCCGTCTCCATCTCCAATCGCTTGTCGTACGGCCGCATCGCGGCGGCCGCCGCCTCCTCACGCGCCGCCGTCACTTGCTCGATTTCGAGCGTCGCCAGCAGCAGCCGCCGCATCGCCTGCTGGCACTCCTCGATCGAGCCCAGAGTCACCGTCGTCTTCTTCGGCCTCGCCATCAGCGCGCCCTCCGCGTCGTAGCGCGGGCTTCAGCCCGCGGCCGCACCTTCGCCCACTCCGGCCGGACCTCCACCATCCGCCCGTCCTTCGATCGCTTCGTCCGAATCACCAGCCGTTCCATCACTTCGCCCTCCTTCCCTTGGCCTGCGCGATCGCGCGGCCCGCCGGCGTCAGCACGCCCACTCGCTCGTGTGCCAGCCCCTCGTACAGTTCCCGCCGCGTCATCGGGATCACCTTGTACGCCAGCACTGGCTTGTCGCCGGCAAGCTGGCGAAACTCATCACAGAGGTCGAGAGCCTCGCGCGCAGTCTCCCGGAACTCTCCGCCGTCGTCTCCGATCTCGACCAGGTACGACACCCCTTTGCGCCTTCGCGGCATTGCGTTTGCTCTTCACGCCGCCTCCGTTCGCAGGCCCCACAGATGCCCGGCCACCCCGCCGATCGTGCGCTCGGTGATCCGCTTCCCCTGGTGCTTGGCCTTGATCATGTCCAGCGCCGCCAGCAGCCTGCGCATGGACCCGCCCGTCGCTTTCCAGAACAGATCGAACGCCGCCTCGTCGATGTCGGTGATCCCCTCCTGCTTCACGATCGCCGCCATCTCGGCCTTGCCCAGTCCGCGCAGGTTCGCGTACACGCCGATGCGCGATTCGAGCGCGCCCAAGTCCCGCATCTGGCTGACCTTCAGCCGCGCCATCAGCACCGGCGCCGCCAATAGCACGACGCCGACTCCCTGGTCCCGCGTCCGGTCCCAAATCTGCCGGATGATTTGCAGGATGCGCGGCCGCGTCATCTCCACCTGGTCGAAAATGAGCAGCGCCGGCGTCTCGCGCAGCTTGGCCACCACGGCCCGAAACACCTTGGTGGCGTCGTGCATCCCGCACTTGCTGTCGATGCCGAGCAGCTCCGCCAGCGCCTGGATAAACGAAACCTTGTTCGAGGCCGAGAATTCATCGAACTCGAACACAATCGCCTCCGTCTTGCGGCCCGTGCCGCGCCGCCAGGCGTTCAAGCCCTCGGTCTTGCCAACGCCGTAGTCGCCGGTCACCACGCCGATCGCCGCCTGCTCGGCGCAGTATTCCAGGACGTGCGCGATCCGGCGCACCGTCTCGGTGACATAAAACTCGTGCCGCTTGGCCACCCGCCGCGCGGCCTCGAATTGCTCCTCGGCCACCACTACCGCCCGCCCGCCGCCGGGTTGCAGGACGTCACCCCGGTCGACCAGATCCATCACGCGGCCCATCTCCTCGCGGATCCGCGTGGTCTCCGCCATGCGCCCGGCCACGTAATTTTTGACCGTGCTCTCGCCCAGCGTGCAGGCCGCCGCCAGGTCCGCCGTCGTCACATCCGGCCGCGACCGCAAAAACCGCACCACCCGCTCATGCACTTCGCTCATTCGGCCCTCCACCGAAAAAATCGAATGCGCCGTCGTCGGGATCGTCATCCCGGTACGACTGGTTGTCCGCCGCGCGGACCAGGTCAACCCCCGCATCCGCGAATCTGAAACTCTGCTCCTCCCGCTGCGCCGCCACCGCCGCGGCGATGTGCGCCGGCGCCTCCACCGTTTCCGAGCCGCGCGCGTCAGCAAGCGGCTTCACTGGCCTCACCGCCATCCGCCTGCTCGCGCGTTCTTCCGGCGACGCCATCGGTATCGATCGATGCACCGTATCGATGTACTTCTTGACATCGCGCCGCAGCGCCCGCCGGTCCCGCTCGTCCTGGACGAACGCGTCCTCTCCCATGCGCCGCAGCTCGGCGTTGTGCGCCAGGCCGATGAACCGGCCATCGCAGTAGATCGCCGCGGTCTCCAGATCGTGCGCGTCGTACGCCAACTCGACCTCGCGGCCGTTCAGCATCGGCAGCGCGTTGGCGTCCGCCAGGCGGTAGTGATACTGCCTGCCGTGGAACGTCGCGCGGATCTCGCCCTGGCGCACTGTCAATTCCTTGCGTTTGTGGAAGCAGAACGCCAGCACGTCCGGCGCGGCCGTGCGGATCTCCATGCCCCGCGTCAGCGATTCCCACGCCTCGTTCGGACACATCCATCCGTGCCCGGTCGGCGTGACTTTCCGCATGCCTTCGCCCGGATGCTCACGCTCGTTGATCGTCTCGAGCTGCTCCTCGTACAGCCCCGCGATCTCTTCGATGGTGCGGAACGGCGTCGCCTCAGCCTCGCCGCGCACCCATCGTTCGTGCTTGTCGACCAGCTTCTGCAGCCGTTCCGGCCGCGCGTCCGGTTTGTGCCCGCAATATTCAGGCAAGCTGTGATCGAAATTGGCGGTGGCGATGAAGCACGGCTCGATGATCTTCGCCCGCGCCCGCTTGACGATGGCGTGGTGGACGCGTACGCCGAGCGTCTCCAGCACGCCGCGCGTTCCCGCCTCCAGCTCGCCAACCCGGTAGCTCTCGCCCTGCCGGCGGGCCTTGCCTTCGAGCCACTCGCATCGGAAGTCCTTGCCGTTATCCCAGTAGCACGCCTCTGGGATGCCGTGGTCCAGGAACACGCGCTTGAGGACGCTGGCGATCGAATCGCTCGATGGCGTCTCCACGATCGCCCACGCCAGCCACTTCCGCGTCCGCATGTCGATCGCCGCGGTGAGCCAAGGGCGGCAAAGCCGCCATCCAGATGTGGCGCGGGCTTCAGCCTGCGAGTCGGCGCGGAGCGCCGGCCTATTTCGCACCAAACAGAACAGGTCCAGCCGCCGGTGATCCATCACCACGTATTGCAGCGGCCGCAACTCCGCCAGCGCGCGGAAACTGATGATCTCCTGCGTGGCGTGGAACGCCTCGTCGCCCTCGCGCGCCATCACTTTCACGACGTCTGGGATCTTCGAGAACCAGCTCCGGAAGGTCTCGTAGCACGCTTCCGGCAACTGCGCCTGTTCGGTCAGGCGGCCGTGTCCATCCAGGTACCGCGCATACTTGCGCAGCTCGAACTCGCCGAGCCGGCTGTGCGCGTGCGCCGCGCGCCAGGTCTGCTCCTCCCTGTATGCCCGGAAGATCTCCCGCACGCTGAGCGTGCCATAGAGCCCGGGCCGCGGCAGCGCTGCCGCCAGGATGAAATCCAGCGCCGCATTATTAAAGGACCGCGGCCGGCCTTTGTCGGTGCGCGTCCGGCTCACCAGCGCCGGCAGCCCGCCCACTTTCCACGCCCGCAGCCAGTGGTACAGCGTGCGTGGCGCGACGTCGTGCTGTTGCGCGAGCCATGCGACCACGGCGCCCCTCGAGTGCGCGTGCTGAAGCCAGATACCGGCGTACTTGTCGGGCGTCACCAGCAGCTCGATGATGCGATACCGCCGCTCGGCTTCCGCCCGGTCTTCAGGACTCATGTTCGGCCCGGCCGGCACCGTCAGCGCCAGCGCGAGTTGCCCCGGCGCGGCCGTCGCCGCCGGGAAAATCTCGACTACCTTCTCCCGCTGCTTCTCCATCCACGCCCGCTGTGCCTCCGGAGGCAGCGAGCTGAGGTGGATCAGCGCCGGCGCCCGCCCGTTCCGGGCCTTTTTGTCCGCTTTGTTCAGCGCAAACTGTGTTGCGTGCCGCTCCACCCACCGTTCTGACACGCCGAGCACGTCCGCCGCCTGCCGCTTCGTGAGTAGGGCTTGCATCAGATCTTCCCCCGGAGTTTGGAGCGCAGCGCCGCAGCCTGGGCGCCGAGTTTCTCCCGCTTCAGTTCGGCCCGCGCCAGTTCGGCCAGGTCGCAGTCGGTGTCATCAGCGACCCGGAACCCGCACTCGGAGCACAGGATCTCGAGCATCCTCCTGGATCCCGTAACGCGCAGCCAGGCGGGCAACCATTCGGCCGGGAACCAGAGGATGCCCTTGGATTCCGCGGTGATCGCGTCGAGTTGAGCTACTGTGATTTCGCGACCCAGTTCCTTCGAGAGCGCGTCAGCTACACCCAGTCTGGACCAGCGGCATTCCTTCAGGTCCTGCGCCGCCGCCCGCTTCAGAACCGCCGAGAGCAGCCCGACCCCTGCCGGGGCTGTTTTCGGCCCCTCACCTGAGGCCAGGATGTCCAGCCAAAGTTGTTCGTTAGGCATTGATCGGCCTGCGCTTCTGGGTTAGGTTGAACTTGTGATCCCCGTTCCTGCGCACCATGGGCGCGCCCCTCCGGCGCAACTCGTACTCGACATCCTTTGAACGCTTCCCCTCGCCCCAGAACACCGCCCTCACGTACTGCGGGCTGACGCCCAGTTGTCTGCCGATGGCGCTGAAGATGCCCCAGTGGTGCACTAGCCAACGCCGCTTGTGCTTCCGCTGTGTTGTGGTAGGCTCAGGCGGTAGGTTGTAATTCTGCCCCACAGGCAGAGTGTACTGCTATCAGCTATCGATAGTCAAGGAAAAAATGGAGTCCCCTGTCCGCAAGCTGCGCAAGGCCCTGGACATCAGCCAGGAGGCTCTCGCCCGCCGGATCGGAAAGCACTCTGCTTCCGTGCGGAATTATGAACGGAATTTGCAGGTTGTGCCAGCCGAGGTCCGCGCCAAGCTGACGGAGTTGGCCATGGAGGCTAACCGGCCAGATCTGGCGGAGGAATTTGCGCAGCGTCCACCCGAGAAATCTTCTGAGAGGAATGACCACTGGCACGCACTACTTGAATTCGTGTTAAACAGCGGTGTGGATGTCGCCATTGAGGCTGTCACGCGGAACCTAATCGCCTTCCACTTGACCGTCACGGTGTTGCATGGGGAAGAGCGCCATGGGCTTGAAAGTGATGCACCCGATACGCCGCCTGATATCGCAAGCCGAATTGCGGAGCTTCGTAGCCTTGCAGAACAGTCTCAGGCTCATCCAGAGCTTTTACGACCAGAGAAGCGCCGATCTCCTCGCCGCCCTGCTGACCGGAGGGCGAGTTGAGCTGGGGACTCACATCGCCGAGGTCGTGAGCCGCACCCACGGCCCGAAGTTGGAGCGCCGTCTCCTGGTGCGGTGAAAGGTGGTCTTTATATATGGATACGACGCCAACGCTCCTCGCCGGAGTGGTGTTGATCGTGATATTTGTTGTTGGCTCGCTGCTCTTCCTGGCCTGGGTAGTCTCGCCCTTCATGCTGTACGCTATCAACTCCAAACTGACGGAAACCAACCGGCTCCTTGCCCAACTCGTCAGCCGGGGGTATAAGCCAGTTCCGCCAGCGCCACTGCCAGCTCCAACCGAGCCTGAACCAGCAGCCCAGATAATGTTCCGGACCCTGGGCCGTTGAAATACCCCCCCAGCACCAACGGGGTTCAATTTCTAAAACTGTTTGTCGCTTGGATGTTTTTTAACTTTTCAAGCTTTGTCGCTCGGGACTCACTGATTCAACGCCACTTCCACGATAAAACGGCTTGTCGCTTGGATGTCGCTTGGATTCGCACTTTTTCGACGAAGAATCAATAACTTCCAAGCGACAACACCCCACTCTCTGCAAAATAATTCCTGTTTCCGCCACCGCCACGCCGGCCCGCCTCCCACCCCAGAATCTGAATCCCATCAACACTTTACCCGCCCCTTACCACCCCTTGCCACTCCCCCCCGCCTTCTGCCATACTCCGTCTGTACGTTTACTCCCAGGGCGTGGAGGCCCAGACGC